CTCAGTTAATTTAGAATCTGGCGAATACGAAATTATACCAGAAGAAGCATAGATCATGGCTGTTATAAATGCCACTAGCTATTTATTACTAAAAGATACAACAGTTATTGGGCATTCTAAAAGCACTACATTTAGTGTTAATATTGATTTACCAGACAGCACTACAAAACAAAGTTTAGGATGGCAAGAGGTAATACCAGGTGTTAAATCTGGTACTTTAAACATTGAATGTTTAACTAATTATCAAGACACTTTAACTTTTGATGATTTAGCAGAAATGCTTATCACTAAAGAAAAGGCAACTTTTTATTTTAAAGATGCTGTAAATCCTAAACTAATTGTAAGAGGTGAGGGATATATAAGCACTATTGATGAAACTGCTGAGTTTGAAACTGCAACTAGTTTTAATGTTGAGATAAATTTAACTGGCATATTTACAATCACAGATCCTAGCGAGGGTAAGACATGGGATAATGTCTTTGACAAGTGGGAAGATATTGCCACAAACTGGGAAGATGTATAAATTTTTTATTTGTATATTTGTTTTAAATTTAAGTTAATTATAAAAAAAATATATTATGCCAACAGTCGGAGTATTTAATGGGACCAATTTATTGTTAAAATTTGCAGCTGATGGCTCAGCACCAGCAGTTATAGGTCATTCAACATCTTGTTCACTTTCACTTTCAAATGATTTACCAGAAGCTACTACAAAAGATAGTGCTGGATTTCAAGAAGTTATTGCTGGAGTTAAAAGTGGTGAAATTTCTTTTGAGGGATTAGTTAATTATGATCATGCAAATAATGCTATTGAAGCAGCAGATCTTTTAATAGCTAGAACTAAAGTTGATTGGTCATTTGGAACTGGTGTGTCTGGTGATCCAGTATATAGCGGAGAGGGGTTTTTAAGTTCAGTTGAAATGAGTGCTGAAATGGAATCACCAGTAAGTTATTCTGGATCTATTACAGTTACTGGAGCTATTTCAAAAGCATAACAATCCAATTTATTAATAAATGGGTATGGTTTAAGGAGCCATGCCCTTATATACATACATTATGGCAAACAAGAAAAGAGGTTACTATACCCTAAAAATAGGCGGTAAGATGCGAACTATGCATTTTTCTATGAATTTCTGGTCAAACTTTACTGATGAACTAGGTATATCAATTGAACGAATTGGTGATGTATTTACTAATGGAATTTCAATTACTACAATTAGAGCTTTAATTTATTCTGGTTTACTAGCACACGATCAAGAACAAGGTAATATTATTGATTATAATAAATTTCAAGTTGGAATGTGGCTAGAAGATTTTGGCGGTGATAAGCTAAATAAAGTAATTGAATCAATGATGGAATCTAGGATTTTAGGAAATGACTTAAATATGGGTATTGCTAGAAACATTAAAAAAACATCTAAGCCAACTAAAGAGGGAAAGTAAACAGCCAACTTGATTGGGATTCTCTTTTAGATTTTTATATTGGTCAAGTTGGCATAAACCCAGATACTTTTTGGATAAATACTTGGAAAGAGAATCACTTAATGGGTGAGGCACACATGATTAAATGCAATTTACAATGGGAACAAACAAGGTATTTAGCAAGTATGCTTTATAATGTTAATTGTAATAAAAAAGCACAAATGATTACACCAGATAAATTATTTCCTTTGCCACAAGATGTTTATTTAGAACGAGGTAAATCAAAATCTACAAAAGAAGAAATGCAAAATTTCCTAAAGGAAGTTAACTCAAGAAATATTGAAAAATAAGTGGCTTATTTTTTTTGTATTTTTACATAAATTTTAGATATGTCCACAAGTGAAATGAGAGTTAATCTGTTGGGTAATGCAAAAAGTTTATTAAATGCATTATCAAAAGCAGATTCTAAACTACAAAAATTTGGCAAAAAAGCTAAGGATGTTGGCAAAACCTTATCAATTTCTGTAACAGCTCCAATTGCACTAGCTGGTGGTTTTGCTATAAAAATGGCATCTGATTTTGAGGAATCATTAAATAAAATTGATGTTGCATTTGGTAAATCTGGAACTGAGGTAAAAAAGTTTGCTGAAACAGCAAGAAATCAATTTGGTATTGCTGAGGGAACTGCATTAGATATGGCGGCTATGTTTGGTGATATGGGAACCTCAATGGGGTTAACACAAGGCGAGGCAGCAAACATGAGTAAATCTTTGGTTGGTTTAGCTGGTGATTTATCATCTTTTAAAAACATACAAGTTGATGTGGCAACAACTGCATTGGGTGCAATATTTACTGGTGAAACAGAATCATTAAAAAAACTTGGAATTGTTATGACTGAGGCAAATTTAAAAACATTTGCACTTTCACAAGGTATTCAAAAGAATATCAAAGACATGACACAAGCTGAAAAAACACAGTTGAGGTATGCATTTATTATGGCAAATACCACAAATGCACAAGGTGATTTTATAAGAACTCAAGATGGTGCTGCCAACCAAATGAGAATATTTGGTCAAGGTTTAAAAGAGTTATCAACTGAATTTGGTCAAATATTATTACCAGCATTTACTAAAATAGTGGCTAAAGCAAATGAACTGATTGATGTATTCATAGGTTTAGATGATAAAACTAAAAAAACAATATTAATTGTTGCTGGTTTAGCTGCTGCAATAGGTCCAGTTCTTTTAGCACTTGGAACAATTATAACAATAGCACCAGCAGTAGGAACAGCATTGACTGTTATGAGTGGACCAGTTGGTTTAATTGTAGCTGGTTTAACTGCTATTGCTTATGTAATAGCAACTAACTGGAAGCCAATAAAAAAAGCAGTTTTGGATGTTGCCAATTATTTTATTGATTTATATAATGAAGCATGGGGGTTTAGAATTTTAGTTGAAACAATTGGTGGTCGTTTTAAACTTGCATTTATAGCTATAAAATTATATATGAAATTAATTTACACTGTTGTAAGCGGTGTATTTAAAAGCATAGCAGATATAATTGGTGATTTTGGTACAATTTTAAAAGGAGTTTTCACACTTGATACAGATTTAATTAAAATAGGTGTGTCAGAAATGACTAAATCACTTAAAAGTGGTTTTGATGATATTGTAAAAAATGTAAAATCTGAAACAGACAAAGCAAATAAAGAATCACTTGATGTAATTGCTAAAGGAATTAAAAATATTGCAAGTGGTAAAATACCAAAAATTACTATAGAAGCAGAGGTTGTAACATCTGATGGTTCAAGTGATAAATCTGATTCTAATGGTAATGGTTCTGGTGGCACAAATTTAAACACTGGTGTTGATCCAGTTAAACTAGCCGAAGCAACTAACAAGGCACTATTAACAACCGAAGCCAAAAGGTTTGCAGCAGAATTAAAAGCAACAGAGGCACACTATGATAAACTAATTAAGTTAAATAAAGGAAATACAGAGGTTATAAAACAACTAGAAACATCAAAAGGTGAGGCATTGGCTACAATTACAAAAGATGCAAACCAAAAAAAGGTTGATTTAATGGCTGAAATGGAAGATGCAAGTGCTGTTTCTAAACAACAGAGAATGGCTCTGGAAATACAAAGAGAAAAGGATTATTATAAGGGATTAATTGATGAAGCTGTTAAATTTGATTTAGCAACGGATGCATTAGAAGCCGCTAGAGATGCAAAGGTTCAGCAAATAATGGATAGCTATAATGAAAAAACTAGTTTATTTAAAGAAATACAAGGTCAATTAATAGGTCAAATGCAAGATGGATTTAACAATTTAGGAAATTCAATTGCTGATTCACTAGGTGCTGGAGAGAGTGCAATGGGTACTTTTGCTGGTGTTTTAATACAGACAGCATTAACATCACTAAGTACATCATTAGCGGCAACTATGGGTAAAAGTATGGAGGGTGCTGCTGAAACTGCAAAGGGATTTGGACCATTAGCAGCATTTGTATTACCAGCATTATTAGCTGGTGCTGCTGTTGCTGTAAAAGGTGCATTTGGAAAAGTAGAAAAGCCAAAAAAGTTTGCTAAGGGTGGTATTGTTTCGACACCAACAATGGGTTTAATGGGTGAATATCCTGGTGCTAGAAGCAATCCAGAGGTTATTGCACCACTAGACAAATTAAGAGGCATGATTGATTCAAGAAGCGGACAGCAAGTTCAAGTAGGCGGATCATTTACTTTAAAAGGGCAAGATTTAATTGTAGCATTACAAAGAGCAAACAAAAACAGAAATAGAATTATATAATGGCTTATGGTGTAAAATATAGATTAGAGTTTTCTGATGATTTAGAAAATGGTAAAAAAATTGAGATACTAAAAAAGAATTATACCTCATCAACAGTTTTAGATATTGTTGGTGGTGCTGAGCCATGTATTGTAAGTTGGCAAGGTGATGATGATTTTTATTCACCAATTAAAGGATCTCAATGCACACTTAATTTTTTTGTAACTGATGACACTAATTATGATAATTTTTATGAGTACGATGAAAGGGAATATCAAGTAAAAATATCTTATAAAGATTCATCAAATAATTATCAGTTGTTTTGGATTGGTTGGCTTGTAACTGATCAATTTAAAGAAGCTATTACAACAAAACCATTTCCAATAACACTTAAAGCAATTGATGGCTTAGGAACATTAGATGCATTTGATATGACACTATATCAGGATAGTTATAGTCATTTGTCAGCTAGACAATGGATAACATCAACACTTGAAAATTTAGATTTAGATCTTGACATTTATGTAAGTCAAGACATATTTATTAGAAATGCTGGATCTACTATTTACAGTATTTATGATGCAATGAGTATTAATCCATTTACATTACAAAGAGATTTTTTAGCTATTAATAATGCCAAACATACTTTAGAACAAATTTTAAAAATAACTAATGCAAGAATATTTCAATCATTTGGGCGGTGGTATATAATAAATAACTCTAGTTATTCAGCTCAAAGTATAAAAGATGCAAGTGCTACAACTGCTGCTGGTGGCACAATACCAACTAATATTAGAGCATCAGAATCAGCTAGTTTAGTTACAAATGGTACTGAATCTATAAAGTATATTATTTATAACTATCAAGGCACATATCAATCAGCACCTACAACAGATGTTTTAAAGCAAATTCCTAGTGATTTAAAACCAATTGAGAATAACTTAACTAAAGAATATTTACGACCATTAAAAGAGTTTATAATTAATCATGAAACATCACAATATTTAGAAACAAATAACTTTCAAAATAGTGGTTTTGAAAATGGTATAACTTTTTGGACCACATATACAACTACTAGTACAACATCACCTGGTGTTATATCAACAGATTTTAGTAAACAAGGCAATCAAAGTTTTAAAAACTCACAAACTCAAACCAACGAAACTGGTACAAGAAAGACACTATCAAATTCATCTGGTGTTGCTGTTTATAACTCAGCACATTTAGGACATACCCTTAAAGTAAATACATATTTTGATGTAAATTCTAACTATGGTGCTGTAAGTTTTAGATGGCAGTTAAGAGTGGGACCAGATCCAAGCTCACCACCGCCACAAGATCCAACCTATTATTGGAATAATACATCAGAGGCATGGCAAACAACAGCAGTTGTAAACATACAAAGTATTGATGAAGATGCAGACAAGTGGCAAGAGTTCAAATATGATGTTGGTACTTTTCCTATAACTGGTTTATTATTTATTGATTTATATGAACCTTATGTGCAAAACAGTGGTGGTTTAAATGCTTTATATTATGATAATATCACATTAGAGTTTGATCGTAAAGAGGGTGATAAGAGAACACCTTTTTATAGTGATATTGATGATTTTGTTTATAAAAGAATTAGAACCGCTGGTAGTAATATTTCTGGAGTTTTGGAGTTAGGTGATTTACAATTATCACAAAATAATTATGCTAATGTTTTGACTAGCACAGCACAAGTAATTCGCCCTAGAGATGACAATGCTAATTTTGCCAAAACACTAGAAAAGATAATAACACAGCAAGTTATAAATGATTATAGAACTCAATTAATTAGATATGAGGGTAAATTATATAACTTAGAAAATGATCCTTTTGGATTAAATAATAAAATCTGGGTTAATTTTGGATCAACAATTTTAAGGGAACCAGTAAGTTGTATAATTGATCAAATGACTTACAATGTAAAACGTAACACTTATGAGGTTGTAATGCATATTCCCAATCAAGATGATGATCAAGCCAGTACATTTAAAGCGGCATTTTAAACTTTTTTCTTTTCCTTGTTTGCTGTGAAAACCCTCTTAGTTCTTATACTTTGGGGGTTTTCTTTTTGTAAATAAATTAAAATAATTCTTTTATTTAAAAATATTTTTTTATTTTT